TTTCTATAGTTAATGTTTTGCCTTGTAGCAAAGCTTTTATAATCTCCAAAAGATTCATCTTTTCATATTCAGCTTCGGCAGTTCCATATAAGGAATAACCTGTAAGCTCTCCTTTTTTAATTCTTTCCCAAACTTCATCAGTAGCCTGAGTAGCAATTACCCAAGTTCCCTTAGTTATGGTCTCATTATTGACTACAAAATCTGTAGGAGCAATAAAACTCTCAATTACCTTGCCTGCACCTTCCTCTAAATTATGCATACTATCAATTTTCTGATAATCCAACATAAACTGATGAGCTGCTTTCTCTAAGGTCTTTTCATCAGTCCAATCTCCGTGTGCATCTACAGTATTAGGTGCATAAACAATACCATAAACCTTCTTCTCTGCATTGTCAGCATTACAGATAAGCTTAACATTCATCTGAAAGTCAGGTTTATGCTTTTCCTCTTCATATCTTTTTGTCAAGTAAAAAGATCTCAAGTTGGCAGCTTTATCTACATAAGAGATATATTCTACCTTTAAGTTCTTTAGTTTTCTTCGTCTAATAGCCATCTTTACCTCCCTCTGGCTGAATCTATATCATTGGGATGTTCATAGGTATTCTGACCTGGAACTGAACCTGCATTAGGAGCTTTCTTATTATTATTACTATGTAAGGCACCTTCAGGCTTAGCAGGATAACCTTTCTCTGCTCTTATCTCAGTTACGGTTTTAACAGGTTTACCTTCATCATCCACAATATTGGCATAAATGTTATTGATAATAGCGTCATCCTTATCATTGGTAGTATCTACCTGTAATAAACTGAACTTAACATCTAAAGCAAAGATCTCACTCAAAAGAGTAGAAAAGAAATTGGAAATCTTATTCTGTCTTGGTGCAATAGTTCTCTCTACAAAATCCCTTAAACTTCCTATAGTTTCTGTTCCTGTAGATAGACCTGAAGCTACTGTTATACCCATAAGCTTAGGTGGTATCTGATGAACGGTAATAATCTCATCTCTATTCTTCCGATATTCTTCCAAAAAGCTACTATTGAAAGAAGAAGAAATATCTACAAAATCTGCTTCTGAGCCTTCATCGTCTAAAGTAATTATCAATAATCTATGAGCATTATCAATACCCTTATAGTTATCTGTCATATAGTTCTTAATACTTTCTTTATTCTCTTTAGACATAAGTGTTCCTTTTAAGATTAAAGCCTTATCAGGTGTAGCATTATTATTGAAGAAAGTAGTCCCATACCTGCGAATATAACTATTCTCCAACATTGCTTCCAATGCTGACATATAAGCAGGATAACCATAAAAATAAGAAGCAGTATTATAGTTACGCATACCTACCAAGTATCTAACTCCATTCTTCAATTCACCACCATTATAAGGCTCAAATTCTACTACTTCTCCATCATCGGTAACATAACAATATTTATCAATTCTGCCTTGTTTATTGACTTTAACATAGACATACCTGACAGGTGTATTAAAGATACTAACTCTATCTGCTATCCTAATCAACTCCAAATAGGCTTCATCATAAACATAAAACTCATAAGTAAAAGCATCTACGATATCTTGAAAGGTCTTGAAACTATCATAATTGGGTTTATGTAAAAAGGTATTTAATTTTCTATTATTGGAACTGCATTTATATCCCTTTTGAGAAGTGGCAATGCTCTTAACATCAATGGAACTCTTATGAGTTGGGTCTAATGCCTCTAACATAGGCAAAAATGCTCTATCTATGGGAGGTATAACACAACCATATTGGGTTAAAGCATTCTTAGCTTCCAATGGTATAGCTGCACTTGCAGGTAATATATCTCTCTTAGCCGTATTAAAGATATATACCTTATCTGGTATGCTCTGTATATTGTTATCTGGCATTTATAACCTCCACTAATGCACTATTCTTGGGTTTAATCAAGCTTGCCAAACCTGCCAATGTATCTGGTGCGTCATCAAACTCATTGTTCCCTTCTGCCAGATATTCTGTCAAGTCTTTTATAAACATACCATAAAAGTTGTTATTATAGGACAATCTGGGAAAGATGAACATAGTCTTAATTAGGTTAGAATTTAACATTATCCTTAACTCTTTATTTTTAGATTGAGTTTTAGTGCCAACAGTAACTTCAAAGACCTTATCAGGTCTCTCTAATCTCATATTATCCAGTATTTTACCAACTTCTTGCCTGATTTCTACTGCTATTATTCTTCCATCTTTATTAGATTCAACAACATAATAGTTAGGTAAGAACTTAATTATCTGTTCTACTAATAAAGGTTTATAATATTCATAACTCTTTCTGGTATAAATAATATCCAAGATATAAGCTAAACCATTCTTAATACCTATGATAACCGAACAAGTCCAATTAGTTCCCTTATCTGCTGGGTCACACCAACCTATAATTGCGTCAAAATCTTGAGGAAACAGCTCTTTATCTAAGAAAGTAAGAGCAGATTTGGGAAATAAAGCACCATATTTTTGCACTACCTTATTCATATACATAGTTTCCCAAATAAACTCTTCCCCTGCAACATAATACTCATCTCTTAAAGTATGCAGTTTTTCAGTTGACATCATAGCTTCACAACTAGATTCATCCTGTTCATTCAAGGCAGGATAAGAAACAAAAGTCCATAATCCACCTTCTTCTACAGTTCCTTGTAAATCTATCAGTCTATTGATAAGATCACCTTTACTCCACATAGTAGAAATAACAATGGTAGGACATTCAACACCTGTATCGGGATTGCTTTCATATCTGGTCTTTTGAATAGAATAATACCAATCCCAAACTATCTCTAACTGATTAGGGCTCATTGCGTCTGCCATATTCTTAATAGGGTCATCTACAATACCTGCCAAATTACATCCATAACCTGTAGTAGTTCCTCTTACACCTGAACCAAAATAGGCAAATTGCTTACTGGTAGTTAAAGCCCAACAATCCAATGATTTCTTAGACTTAGATAATCTAATATCTTCAAAAGTAGTCTTAAATAAGTCTGATCTTATCATTTGTCTGACATCGTAAGAGAACTTATGAGCCAAATGATCTCCATAAGTATTACGCATAACACAACCTGTAGGATGATTACCCAATATCCAAGCACAATAGTTAGAAACCAGATAACTTTTACCAGCTCTGGGATATATAGAGATAGCAAGCTTCTTAATCTTGCCTTCTTTAACAAGTTGCAGCTTAGTTGCTACATCTTTTAAGAGAGTTTTGTCATCTATAAAGAAATCTGGGTCATATTCTTTACAATATTCCCATAAATTGTCTCTTAAATAGTTTTTTTCCTGCCTTTTTTGGATTTCTCGCCTAATTATTTCCTGATTTATGTCCTCTAAAGTTACAATTTTATTCATCATCTTGGTCTTTATCCTCTATCAATTCTTCATATTCAGCATCTACAATATCAATTACTTCTGCGTTACCGTCAATAATATTCCTTTGCATAGCCAAAAGTTCTTCTATAGTATACTCTGATAAAGGTTTATCTAACTTAAAGGTATGTTCTTTTCTTGCTTCTACCTCTCCAGCTAAGAACTCTGCCAATCTGGCTAAAACATTCAAGTCCTTAACTGTCATCCTATATTGATTTTCATTAAGTTGTTGTATTAACTTGTCTGCACCTTTATGAAATATATCATTAACCTTAACAAGCTTCTTAGATCTTTCTCTGGATACCTTAGCTTTTAAGGAGTTTTGGGATTTCTCAATAACATTTTGATGATATTCAACTCTTTGAGTTTCCCAATCTTCCTTTTTAGCAAAATAAAAAAGAGTAGATTTGGGAATATTATAGCTTTTTTCCAATTCTCTATATGATGGTTTTTGCAAAGAAATAATAAAAGAAGTTCTTGCTTGTGCCAACAAATATAAATCTACTTCCTTAGTCTCCAAATCTTTTACCATCTGTCAACTCTTTTATCACTTTCAGGTTTAATTATGTCTTCTACATACTTCTCGTCTATGGTAACAGTATTACCGAAAGAAGAAATAATACTGAAGAAAGTAGAAATGGCATTAAAATTAACTCTCCTGTTAGTAGCAAAGACAGGATTGATAACATAATATCTCTTATCATTATAAGCTTCTATCATAAATAATAGATTGATGTCCATAGCTGCATTGATAAATTTACGATAAGCAACAGAGCTTAGCATTCCAAGATAGAGCATAAAAGATTCTCTACTATTTACAGGAACATATCTATCTCCATTACGAACACAAACAATATTGGTTTTAGGATGAAGATGCCTACATAACATCAGATAATACTTATTATAAATCACAGACTCAAATGGAGCCTGCACATAAACGAATATTTCGTTAGGTATAGTAGCTAAAAGCTTACTTGTCAGTGACTTACACCTATAGTTTTTGGGTAGGTTGTTACTCATTTTTTTAGTCTCCTTAGATATAATATATCTAACTAAGTCTTAAAATCAAACATTATCTTTTATGTCAAGACTTATTTTTATCCCCCCTCCATATATAAGTCCAGAGAAATCTACTTTTTTTGCAATTTCTACATACCTGAAGCTCCGTAACGACCATTCCATAAAGAATTGGCAATACCACATATCCTATTGCTCCAACAATTTTGGGTATTGGACACCATTTCTCCATATCTCCCTATCTCTTGATATGCCTTTATCATCAATTATATCCATTCTTATGAACAATCTCCATTGGGTTAGTATAAATGTATGGCTTTTTTGTCAAACTACTTAAATTTCACTATACCAAATCGCAAAATATTATAATATCTTGGGATTGTATTCCCGAAACTTGCATTATCTGCCTTAAACTCTGTTATAACACAGAAATTAAACCTATATATTTAATATGACCCTAATATGACCCTAATAATTATACCTTCACCAGAGATTAAAAGAATGAACTTTATGAGGTATTGGAATTGTATGAGGTATTAGGCTTGATTTCATCTCCATATTTTACTTTAGACAGAGATTTTTAAGATAAGGCAATTCATATTATAGAAAAGATACCCATAAATGAGATACTGTGTTATGAACAAGAAATTCATCTTCTAAGTTTTACTTAATACTTGAATTTAGTGTTCTTAATATTAACTTATACTAAGTCTATTCTTTATATTAAAAACCTAAAAGGAAACTTATGTTCATAACACAGTATCTCATTTATGGGTATCTTTTCTATAATATGAATTGCCTTATCTTAAAAATCTCTGTCTAAAGTAAAATATGGAGATGAAATCAAGCCTAATACCTCATACAATTC